TCTTACCGCGTTTTATTGTGTTCTTGCGCTCGTTCATGATTAACCCCTTGTGTCTTGGACAGCTTGCAGATATTCAGCATCAGAAGACCACGCATTAGGCATGGCTCGATAGTATTTAAGCTCTTCACTTGTCAGATCAGACATTGATAGTTTTGCAGGTGCTCGTGTTCGTCCTGGCCTTGAACCCTTTTCAGGTATTGGCTGGTTTTCACGCGCAGGGTTAATGTCAGGGAATGCTCGATTAACATCAGCCTCCATTGCCTGGATTGACTGCGCAGTGTTTATACCTTGTGCTTGATAGGAACCGAATTGCTGTTTAGCGTAAGCCGCCTTTGGGTCTGTTCCCAGTATCCAAGGGTTGCTAGCGTTCCAGGTATCCAACACAGAATCATCATTGCTAGCCGGTGCCGGTGGCTCTGGCTGTACATTGAGTGAATCGAGGTCAGTTTGATAACGGTTTGCCTGATCTCTGTCAGCAAGGTCGATGGCATCATCACGTTTTCTAACGAGTTCTTTCTTCTGCATTTCAACCTGGGCTTGATGCAGTTTGTTTTGGCTATCAAGCCGAGAGTTAAACCGGCCTTCCATATCAGACAGGCGCTTTTCTTGAGCTTTGTGCTTGTCGATCCAGACACCCCGCTCGTTGAACACTTCAGCACTACGCCAATCCTCTTGGTTGCCAGTGTATTCATCTTTAGGCTTCCAGCCACCAGCACGCGCCACATCTTCAGCCGTGTTCGGTGTTTGCTTTTTTTCTTCCTTGATTTCAGGTTCTAGCTGCGCATTGTCTTGGTCTAGGGCTTCATCACTCATCGTCTATCGCTCCAATAATGTGAGAGTCTGGAATGTAACGGTAATTTTCGTGGTTAGGCACTGCGGATGCTTTGCCCTCAAACTTGCGGTACTCTATTTTTTGGCCTAATTCTAATCCCCACTGCTTATAGGGTTCGGTTCTTTCATCGTCACACCCTGGATAACCGGCGAATGCAGTTGGCCCAATAGCTCGGACATAACCTACATCAACGGCGCTTTGTTCTTTGTTGATCAGCTCATCAGGTAGAACTATTCCACCCTCTGACATCTTTTCAACGTTGACCATCTCAATCAACACGTAAAACCCTAACGGTTTAATCTTCATTCTTGGCTTCCTTTTTCTTGGGCTTTGGGCGTTGGCTTTTTGAAGTTAGGTTTGGGGATGGCTGTTCTGATTCATCTTCATACTTAACCATTGCCTGTTTTTCTACGCCATTGCGGTCAATGTATGGGGAGCCATATGGTTGATAGCCATCCTTGATGCAGTCATTTACAGCTTTATAAAGTGGCATGTTTCGGGAGTGTGTGACTAATATATAATTAGTTATCTTCATCGTTCGGCCCATCCACACCGGCAGGCGACCAGTCAAGCACGCGCTCGACCATCTGAGCACCACCTTGCCTTAACATTGATTGGATAATGATTTCATCTGGACTATCAGGAAGATAGTCTTGGAAGCTATCAACAACGGCCAACTCCAAATCTTCAAAAAGTCGCCGTGTTACAGTGGAATTACGCCATTTACTGTACGATTCCCGGGATACTGGCCGCTTGCTGTGCCGTTCTTTGGTTTCCGCTATCAGTTGCTCTAACATTTGTGGCTGCTCCTATGGCAGTTAATTGGTCTAACATTGCTTGGCTCTGCGCCGTGTAAACGCTGATTTGATTCTTAACTTCTTCTGATTCTGCTTTTTCCATGTCGAGGATGTTCTGCGCTTGCCATCTTGTTAACTGCCCAATTGTTTCTTCAATCTTGCGCTGGGTGTCTGCGTCTAAGCGGTCTTGCTCACGCATGAGTATTTCTGTCTGTAGCTCTGATAATTGTAGCTGCTGTTGTGCAATTTTGTTTTCCATTTCTTGAGCATCGGCAAAACGGGCTGTTTCTGCTGCCTGCTGATCTGTTGGCTGCTCTGGGAATATCTCATCAATATTGTTAGTACCAACACGCTCAAAGAAATTCTTGATAATTGGCATGGGATTACCACCAGCCTGGATAACATTGGGTATTTGCTCCATTTCCACCACAGATAATTGAATTCTCTGCATCTTTGATGACATTTCAGGGCTGGCAGTTGGCACAATATCAAGTGATTCATTGTTGAAATCCTCAAGCGCCTTGGCTTCTGGCTCATCAAGAATCTTTTTGTACAGCTCAGGATCAAACGTGCGCTTATTCAGGTTAAACATGATCTGGAATTCTTCGGACATACTATCGATAATACGTCCCATCAAAGCAGATACTGTTATCAATGCTTCTTGAATCATTGCCAGTGCCGTTGTTGGTGCCGTGTTGGCCTGTATCTGGCCGCTTGCATCGACAATAGCTGTCAAGCTGCGCCCCTGCTGCTCTAATTTCTCGTTAAGAGCAAACAGTACTTGGCTTGGCTCTGGGTTGGGATTAGGCATGATGCCGTTATGCAAATCTTTCGCCGCAATCTCTGTTGATATGTATTGCCCTGGCTTGATCCGAACTGGGCCCATCTTCCTCCGAAAGCCCTTAGCCGTGAACCCGCCACCTGTATTTCTCAGTGTGCCGGCATCGGTCAATTGGTTGGTTGTGGTGTTCACAGCTTGAATGATGGCCCCTAGCAAATGAGCATAGCCCAAGTCCAAGAACGTGCCATCAGGTGAAGGAATGAATCCATATTTAGTGATCTGTTGATCAGGGTTAATACTCACCAACTCAAACCGGCTTATATCTGCCTGTTCTGGCTCTGGTAAATTGTTCTGCTTTGCGAATAAAGACTCCTCCCTCAATACCTGAGTCAATGGCAATACTCGCCCTTCCTTAGTCTTAACCACAAATGCACGCTCATCATAACGAGCCACAACCCGAACTATTTTCATTGATTGTTCATGGATCGTTACAATATATGGCTCTTCATAACCGTCATCGTCAAGATCAGCAAAGCATTGTTGCTCAAGGAATCGATCAGGGTTGTCGTTGGCGTGGATTGTTTCGGCTGCTTCGTTTGATCCTTCGTCGCCCTCTGAGTCTTCAGGGTATAGCTCGACATCTTTTAGCCAGATGCCTGCAAACTGTCGTTCCATCACGCCGTTTTGATCTATGTCAAGAATCTGGGTGAACGAGCGGTTATCTTCAAGGCTAGTGGTGGCTTGGTTGATAGCAAAGTCTGGGTATTGGATGATATGTGATACGTTCTTGCCTTCGAGTGGATCGAATACAGTCTTCTTGAACATGCAACCGACGTTAGGCAACACGTACAATAAGCGCTTCTGATCCTTGCGCCAACTCTTCATGCGATAGTTTACATCGTAGTTCATAGCCTCTGTAACGCGGTCTGCTAGCTTCTTCTTTTCGCCTGTCTTATCCTTGCCTATGATGTCAGTCTTGACCAGGTTACGCGCTCTTAGCAACTCAAGTGATGCCTTGTCGCCAAACGCAATGGATGCCTCTGATAGTATGGGTGATTTGAAGTTACTGGCACCATCCCAAGGAGTTGACTTTGTCTTGAACTCCTGTTTCATCAGCTTGACGCCTTCATCAACGACATTCATCCAGTCCTGCATAGAATCCCAGTCTTCTTGGAATTGGCGTTTAACTCTCTCGCCTAGCCGGTCAAGGATGTTCTTGCCATCTTCAAGCTTAAGGATGTCTTCAGCGATGTTCTGCTTGCCAATGAATTCAAATAAATCTTTAATTGCCATCTTTAGTAGCCCATCGCATTAGTGTCATCACCGTGATATTCGTCATCGTAATCATCTTGTTCACTGCTATCACATACATATCCACCGGCAAAACCAAGCATTAAATACTGTTCTGCATCTGAAGGATGAGAATACCTGTTTTTGTCTGGTTTGTCTCGATATCGCTCCTCTGAGCCTGCAATTGCCACTCTTTTGTAATGATAACCCCCATTTTTGCCCTTTCTGAGCTGATCGCAGCTTTTGTCTAAAACGTAACCTGGCTCACCATCAACCAATTTTATGAGAAATCCTATCACCGAATCGATGCGTTGAGTCGGATCATTCGTTGGTGCTGGTTCGGTATCGAAACCCATACTCAATGGCTCGTCACCATCAACAACATAATCGTCGTTCAGTATGCCTATTGATGTCTTTCCCTCGCCTTCTCCCCTGTTGTTGCCTGCTGGATCGCCAAAGCTAAACGCTATTTCAAAATCCTTAAATACACGTTGAATAACTGGCTTCACAACATCTCTTGCGAATTCCCTAACGCTCATGTCTTCAGCAACCAACTCAAGTACAATCCTGGCTTGGCCTCTGTCTGTTAGCTGCCCTATGACAACGGCAGGAGTTAACCCGAAATCCCAACCTAACGCGATTGGTAAACCTCTGATTATATTGACGCCCTTCTCTGGGCAGTGCATTCGATCGCTGTACTGTGGATAAACCGGCCTGCCTTCTTTGATAGCGCCATAGTTACCCATGACCATCACATTTATGTGGTCTTCAGTGTTACCCGCTATCATGTCCAGATAATATTGGTAGCCGCCAGGAAGGTATGGAATGTTCTCAGCCTTTGGGTTTGGCTTATATGTACCATCAGGCAGCTCGATTAATGGTGATGGTCCACGAAAGAAATCAAAGATTCTTGATGTTTCTTTTATGGATTGATCTTTGTTCTTTGTCTTCCTTAAGCAGCCTTCTTCAGCCAGTTGATACCACCAATGATCGTCTTCAGGTGGGTTCGTATCCATTATCAGCGCTTTACGCCTGCATGGTGCATAGTTGCCATGTTCATCACGCGGAGCTTGATAGACTAGCTCATCTGCTTTATAGACATCTGTATAGCCATCTATAACTGCGGGGTATCGCCCTATTCTTTCGCGTGCCGCTTTAACCACTGAGTAGGGCAGTTGCTTAGCCTCATTCAAGAATATCCAGGTTGTTTCCAGCGACAACAACTTTTTAACGTCCTTATCCGTATCCATAGCAAGGAAATAGACTTCCATCTCCATGCTGGTGCCGTCACTAAGTAGCTGTTTGAATGTCGTGCTTATTAGGGGATGCATCACAATGGGTGAGATCATCTCAGGTATCCATTGCTTCCACGTATTGAGGGTAGTTGTTCTTAATTCTGGATTGGTGTTTCGGACTATAACGCCGCGTG